TATATAAGGAAATAATTATGGCACATTTCGCAGAATTAGATAACAATAACGTAGTCTTAAGAGTAGTCGTTGTAGGCAATGATTGCGTACCATCGGATGAACACATTGATGGAGAAACATGGTGTATTGACTTTTTTAAAGGTGGCACTTGGAAACAGACTTCTTATAATCACAATTTTAGAAAACAATATGCAGGTATAGGTTATACATATGACGCTGCAAAAAATAAATTTTTAAGTCCACAGCCTCATAATTCATGGGCATTAGATGCTAATGATGATTGGCAAGCACCGGTTACTTATCCAACAATTACAACTTATGGAAGTAATGATCCATTAGATATATATTTAATTTCTTGGGATGAAGATAATCTAAGATGGACAGCAACAGATCACGAAGATCCAATCAATAATTTCAATTGGGATGCATCAGCACTAGCTTGGGTATCCGCATAAGGAGAACTAAGATATGGCAAGCCCTTCAGGCTCACAAAACGGCGGGATACTAGGAGTAAGTAATAAAACTTCTTTCGGGAAGAATACTGTTACAACTAAAACATCAAATTCACCAAGCGCAGTTACAACACAACCAGGAACTACATTAGTTAATGCTATCGTTGTTGCCGGTGGTGGCGGTGGTGGTGGTATCGTTGGTGGTGGTGGTGGAGCAGGTGGTGTTAGGTGTCTTACAAATATTCCAGTTAGTGGTAACACTGCTTTAGGAGCAGTAGTTATTGGAGCCGGTGGAGCTGCAGGACCAAGTTCTTGTGGTTCAGGTTCTAGAGGCGCAGATTCAAGTTTAGTAATAGGATGTACAACATACACAGCTGAAAGTGGTGGAGGTGGTATTAGTAGACCAGCTTCTTCTGTTCCCGGTGATGCACCAGGTGGTTCAGGTGGTGGTGGAGCTGGATGTAGTTCACCAAATAAAAATGCTGGTACAGGAAATACTCCTCCAACAACACCTTCTCAAGGAAACACTGGTGGAACTGGAGGAAATCAACAAGGTGGTGGAGGTGGTGGTTTTACTGCTGTTGGTGGAAATGCTGACGCTGGTTGTGCAGGTAATGCAGGTGATGGTGGTGATGGAATTTCAATAGCTGCAACTTATCCAGGAGCACCCGTAACTGCTGTTGGTGGCGGTGGTGGTGGAGGAATTAATGGTCCTGCAACTCCATCAAGATTAGGAACGGGTGGTTTAGGTGGCGGAGCTACAGGTGGATTAGGTTGTGCAGGAGCATCAGCTGGTGTTGTAAATACAGGTGGCGGTGGAGGTTCTGGAAGTGCTGCAGGTCCTAATGGTGGATCAAGTGCAGGTGGAGCAGGTGTAGTCATCGTAAAAGAATTAAACAAAGCAAGTGGTATGTGGTCAATGCAAAGTCAATTTAGTGCACAGAGTCAAGGACTATGGCCAAGATTTATTCCAAGTCTTACAGTACATTATTTAGTAGTAGCCGGTGGTGGTTCAGGTGCTAGAGCAGGAGCAGGAGGAGGAGCCGGTGGTTACAGAACTTCTTTTCCAGGTGGTACACAAATAACTTTAACAGGTGGAGCTACAAATATTACAGTCGGTGCAGGTGGAGCAGGTGTTCCAGCCGCTTGTGGTGAAGCAGCTTCTGCAATGGGAAACAAAGGTACTAATTCAATATTTAATGTTTGTGGCTCAACAGAAAGCACAAATAAATTTACTTCTGCAGGTGGTGGTGGGGGTGTATCAAGAGGTGGTGCTGCCGGTACCACAAATAAAGATGGTGGATCAGGTGGTGGAGCAAATAATGATGGTCCAAAAGCAGTTGGTGTAGGTAATACTCCTCCGGTTAGTCCCTCGCAAGGAAATAATGGTGGTGCGGCAGGTAACTCATCAGGTTATGACAGATCAGGTGGTGGTGGAGGTGCTGGCGGTGTTGGTGGCACAGGTCAATCATCAGCTCCTGGAGCAAGTGGAGCAGGTGGTGTAGGAGCTCCCAATAGTATTACAGGTTCAGCGGTTAGTTATGCTGGAGGTGGTGGTGGTGGAACTGGTGGTTCAAATAGTAATACTCCAGGACCAGCTAGTCCATGTGGAACAGGAACGGCAGGAGTAAATGTTGGAGTAAGTGGATCAGGACCCGCAGCAGCAGCAAATAAAGGTGGTGGTACAGGTGGTGGTACAACAGCAGGATGTAATAGTGGTGGAACTGGAAATGGTGGATCAGGAGTAGTAGTACTCAGATACACTACAGCGACTGCACCAAGCAGCGTATCAATTGCACCGGGTGCAAATAGTTTAACACCAGCACCAGGTGGTGTAACAGTAGCAACATTTACAGTTTCAGGATCCTTGACAGTAGCATAATATTATTTTATATTGTCTTTATAAAGACATATGCAATTACAAAATTATTATTACTGGTTTAAAGATGCCATACCTCATCATATTTGTGATGACATTGTTCGTTATGGAAAACAACTACAAGATCAAATGGCAGTTACCGGCGGACTAGGTGATAAAAAATTAAATAAAAAAGAAATACAAGATTTAAAAAAGAAAAGAGATTCAGATGTTGTTTGGTTAAATGAACGTTGGATTTATAATACAATACACCCTTATATTCATCAAGCTAACAGAGATGCTAATTGGAATTTTCAATGGGATTTTTCTGAGTCGTGTCAATTTACGAAATATAAAAAAGGCCAGTATTACGATTGGCATTGTGATAGTTGGGATCAACCTTATAATCAACCCAACACACCAAGTCATGGTAAACAAAGAAAATTATCTGTAACTTTATCTTTATCTAATGATAAAGATTATAAAGGTGGGGAGTTAGAATTTGATATGAGAAACACAGATCCAGATAAAAAAGCAAACACCCATGTGTTAAAAGAAATAAGATCTAAAGGTTCTTTAGTTGTATTTCCTTCTGATGTATGGCATAGAGTAAAACCGGTCAAAAGTGGTATTAGACATAGTCTAGTAATCTGGAACCTTGGATGGCCCTTTAAATAGGAAAGATATGAAAAAGAAAAAGAAAAGAATTAAAAAACCAAAACCAATAACTTATCCTCAACAATTAAGTAGAGAAGATTATTTTAAATGTCCTATATGGTTTGGTGATGCACCAGAATTTGTTAGTGAAATTAATAAAGCTTCAGATAAATATATTGAAGCAGCTAAAAAAACTTTACAACCTGATATAGATAAACGTAACAAAGCAAATAAAACTAAAGGGGATTTAGGTAGTGTTTATCACTCTACAACTTTAATTGGAGACCCTAACTTTAAATTATTAACAGATTATATTGGAGCAACATCTCACAATTTATTACTTGAGATGGGTTTTGATATGCGTGGTCATCAATTATTTACTACAGAAATGTGGGTGCAGGAATTTGCTAAAGATGGAGGTGGTCATCATACATTACATACACATTGGAATGGTCACATCTCTGGTTTTTATTTTTTAAAAGCTAGTGATAAAACATCACTACCTTTATTTGAAGATCCAAGACCAGGTAATATTATGAATCTATTACCAGAATTAGATAAAACAAAATTAACTTATGCTAGTTCAGCTGTGAATTATAGATGTCAACCCGGTCGAATGATATTCTTTCCGTCTTACATGCCTCATCAATACATTGTTGATATGGGTATTGAACCTTTTAGATTTATTCATTTTAACTGCCAAGCAATACCAAAAGGAGTATTAAATGTCGTTCAAGAAAAATAAATACAAAGTATTAAAACAAGCTATCTCTCCTGAGCTAGCTAAATTTGTCTACAGTTATTTTTTAAATAAAAAAAATATAGCTAGATTTTTGTTTGATCAAAAATATTTGTCTCCATTTAACACAGAGTATGGTGTATGGAATGATGAACAGGTTCCTAATACTTATTCACATTATAGTGACATGGCTATGGAAACTTTGTTACAAACTTTAAATTCTAAGATGGAATCTGAAACTGGACTAAAGCTATATCCTACTTATTCTTATGCAAGAATTTATAAAAAAGGAGACATCCTAGCAAGACATAAAGATAGATATTCATGTGAAGTATCTACTACGTTAAACCTAGGTGGTGAGTCGTGGCCTATATATCTAGATCCAACAGGTAAACAAGGTCAAGCAGGTGTTAAAGTAAATCTTGAGCCAGGGGATATGTTAATTTATTCTGGTTGTGAATTAGAGCACTGGCGAGAACCTTTTGAAGGCAAAGATTGTGCACAAGTATTTTTACATTATAATAATGCTAAAGCAAAATCTGCTAAAGAAAACAAATTTGACAAACGCCCTATGCTGGGTTTACCTGGATATTTTAAAGGGTTTACAGTACCTAAAAAATAATATATAATTTAATCTTGTGAGGGGATGATCCACCACTGATTCCCCTTACTTTAAACCTATTGAAATCAATAACAATCTGATATAATACCTAGTAAACAGGTTTTTATATGTTACAAAAATTAGGCTTTGCTCCAGGATTTAACAAACAAGTTACAGAAACAGGTGCCGAAGGGCAATGGTTTGATGGTGACTTTGTGCGTTTTAGATATGGGTCTCCAGAAAAAATAGGTGGATGGGCTCAATTAGGTGAGTCAAAACTAACGGGTGCAGCAAGAGCTCTTCATCACTGGGATGATAACGCAGGTATTAAATATGCTGCAATTGGAACCAATAGAATTCTGTATGTATATTCAGGTGGTATCTACTACGATATTCATCCTATAAGAGTTAC